ATCGTTGTTACAGAACTTATCTACGTCAGCCTCTTCATTTTTGATTACACCAAAAGTTAATCTACCTAACTTACCTACCATAGTATTATATTCTTTTTCTGTGATAGCTTCATATGGCATCTGTTTGTAAGCACCATAATCATGTCTCGGTAAAAGAGATATACCTTTTAGTTTATATTGAAAGTAATTTAAAACGTGTGGTAGTTGGTCAGCTTCTGTTTCTGGATTGAAAGTAGCTGTACAACTTACCTGATTATCAGCCCAATGTCTTTGTAGGAAAGCAGCAAGAGAAAATTGTTCCCATACTGATAACTCACCAGCAGTTCTAATCCCCTCTCCTACATCAACTGGAACTTCTACAACCATTGTCGTATCCTCTGAACCAAATGCTGGTTCTAATGGATAGTTAGCTTTCTTTAGTGGTTCTAATAATTCTGAATGTTTAGATAACCTCATTCTTCTTATATAAAACCTCGACTCAGGATAATGCATTCCTGGAGTAGCACCAACCAATAACGATACAGTACCACTTGGTTTAACCGAAGTAGTCTTAATAGACTTTGGTACAGCAAACCAATCAGAGTATTGATTATCCCATTTTTGAATGGTATCATATCCTGTCTCCAACCAATTCTGTAATTCACCCATTCCATTCTTTGTAATAAACTGAGCTACTCCACTTACAGAACATCCTATTCTACGATTTCTTAACATAACTCTGTTAGTCTCTGACCAATGAGTTCTTCCTAATGTAACTGTCTTAGCATATAGATAAGCATATTTTAAAGTTCTTTGATAATCTTCTAATGAATCGTGATTAGATGGAAATGTTTCTACTAAACAACATAACTCGTATGATTCTAATGATTGTTCTAAACAAGGATTACCACCCATAACTCTATGGTCTTTGTTATCCCCACCATTCTTCATACGAGAATACTTTTTCATATTTTCTAACCAAGCAAAACCAGGCTCACCATTGTCCACAATTCGTTTACATACATCAGTATAATCCATCCCAAGTTCGGCATAAATACTATTATTACTTGTCCATCCATATTGTTCTCTGTGTGGGTTAACTTCGTAGTTCTTCAAATCTAAATATTCTTCATCATGTGGATCTCCAAATACAATCTCAGCAGTTCTACGAACATTACCTGCCACTACACATTTACCAATAAGATTCATTATATCTACAATTGTAGTAATTGTAATTGGTTCGTTTCTATTTTTTTCTAATATTTTTACAATTTCTCCATGTACTTCTTCTAGAGGTTCATGACCACTACTGACTCCACCAAAACCTGCAATTGGTGCACCAGCTGGTCGTATCTTTGTGTAATCAAACTTTATTAAAGCAGTTCCATGAAAGTGACTTTCTAAAAGAACTTGTAGAGATTCAACCCAACCCTCACGAGTATCTGGTATTTCAAATAAGGTTTCGTTACGACCTTTATCCACACCCTTTACGATAATCTCACCAGCACCCTTTGTATCGAATCCTACACCCACTCCTAACATACTAGCATCCATGAGGAAACAGAATGGTTTAGCATAGTCATCTTTGATTGTTGATGTTGATACAAATGCACAATTGTTGAGGGCGGCGTATAAACCTTTTTCTTCGGTTATGGCTGTTCCCATAGCCCAAAGTCCTCTACCCGGTGGTAAGAACTTCATATTAAAGATACGTTCATACATATCTTGAGCTGACTTTTGAGCTTGCCACGGATTCCACCCTAATTGATGTGAATCAATGTGATTCTTTTGCATAGAGTATGTTCCCTCTACGACTCTTCTAACTGTCTCCCACCATCTCTCATTCTTTCCATCTTCTTTAATTCTTGAGTAGGTTCTCATATAAACCAACTCACCCAATCCGTTGAAGCCGAATGGTGGTTTTTTTCTTTTAAACTTATTTATAAAATTTTCTGATAACGTAAACTTTTCCATATAATCCTTTATAATCTTTTAATCGTAACATAGATAAATATAATATATATTCAATCTAATTCACTATTTATTCAAATCCTTCAACTTTTTTTTCCATATCGTTATATTTGTTAGCTAATTCTTTTCTGAGAAACTCTTCACTATTATTCATCTTACCTTGAGTCTCTTTTCCAAACTGACTACTACCTTCATGTATTTTTACAACACCAATATTTGTATTTATGGTAGATGGGTATGTAACACCATCTATACCAAATCTATTTTTTATTACGTGAAACCTACCTGTGTTAGCAATCTTATCCTCTACCTTACGACTCATACTGATAACAAAGTCAGCAGTCATAACCTTAGAGTAATCCTCAGAAACTTTATCAGCACCAATCACATCTTCTTCAAGAGCTGAACGATTAGCCTGTGAAGCAGTCCATATTGGAATCTCTAACTCACCAGCTAGTCCACGTAAATCTTCATATATAGTTCCAATTGCATGTCTCTTCTCCTTGAAGTTTCCTGTAGGCATTAGGATATCAGCATAATCTACAATAACCATATCAATATCCACACCACTTAACTCTATCTGTTTTAGATGTGAACCTATTGTATTTACTGATGCTGCTTTAGTTGGGAAATACTTAATAAGTAACTTACCTGGTAAAGATTGTAATTTTTTCTCTACGTCTTCTTTGTGGTACTTTATATTACCAGTTGTTACACCACTAAAGATAGAATCATATCTAAGTCCAACATAATTTTCATTTAATTCTAAAGTATAGTGAACTACAGTCTTACCTTGTCTGACAACTTCTGAGCCTAAAGCTTGTAATGTCCAAGACTTACCAATACCAGCAGGAGCAACCACAACACCCAACTCACCAGCACCAAGACCACCATCTGTTATATCATTGATAACATCCCACGGAGTCTTAACTGTTATCCTAGCTGATTCTGATAACCTTACCTCTAACGATGGAATGTAATCATGACCTAAATCTCGTTCCGAACCAGCCTTCATTGCATTATCTATGAGAGATTTTATACCATCATAGTTTTTATTTTCTAACATATCAACAGACTCTAAGATAGCACTCTTCAATGTTTGATTCTTACAAAAGTCTAATGTTTCTGATTGAACAAACTCTAAGTCTGTTGCTTCTATATTTTTCCAAACATCACGTAGTTTATCTACTACACCAGATTTCAATACATCATTATCTATCTCATCTATCTTATATTTTACAACTTCTAATGTAGGTTGTTTCTTATATTCATAAAAGTAATCTCTGATAGATTTGACTAACCACTTATTTGAATCTGAATCAAACATATCTGGTTCTAATATATCACTAATAGTTTGAATGAATTTTATATCACTCATTAGTGAAGCTACTATTTTAGATTGAAACGATGTTCCAAATTGTGTTAACGTTTCACTCATTAACTCTCCTTTCTAAAAACAAAAATTGGTTCATATTTGTAACCAGCACCCATAACACTTGATAAGGTTAATTGTACTGTATCTTCTTGGGTAAACCCCAACTCTTTTGAAATTCGTATTGTTTCATCTTCTATGAATTTATACTTTGGTGTATTAGCAATGTTGATTAACATATAACTATCTTTTTTTAATCCGTAATAACAATTTTCCATTGTCTTCTTTAAAAACCCATTTACCCAACCATCTTCAGTTGGAAACTTTTTAAAACTTTGAGTATCTTCATCTGAATATTTTTCAGTATCAAAGTAAGGTGGTGAAGTAAAACACAAGTCGAGCGACTCTTTTTTAGGTTTGTATTCTTCACTACCGAGTTTATAAATATCAACTTGTTTTCCCAAATACGAAAAATCTTTCTTCATCTTTAGAAGTCCATCGTATGTTTTGGTGGATGGTTCTGTACCTATGTAATGTTTTGTATTTTTAGCTGATAAGAATCCAAGTAACCTACCACCCCATCCACATGACATATCCCAAATAGTTTCACCACCAAACTTCTCATAGATTAGTTTAGCAGCAGTTGGTCGGAAGTTACTGACAGATTGTGTACCAGAGTATATCTTTAAAGATTGTCTAAATCTATTCTCATGAAACTTATTTTTATTTCTACCTTCTTCACCCTTATAGTGTTTTAACTCAAAGTTCCATGTTTTTCTGATTGTTGACTTTAACTTATCATCATCTAAAAATATTTCCATAGGAGACATCTTTGCACCACCACATCTAACTTCCCAAAAATGTGGGAAGTAAGTCCAAGCTAGTCTCAAACAATGCATTGTCTGAACTATTTTATTATCAAGAAAAATAGTATCCACATTAAACTTTTTTAGTTTTTTTATATGTTTATACTTTTCATCATCTCTAATCGTATAGTGTGGGAATCCATATTTCCTATAATACCTAAATATAATTTCTGTACCATATTCTATGTCTACATTTTTAATATCATTGGTGACTTTATGATATTCTAATTCGAGGGTGTCTGTATCTAAAAACTTATTTAATACTTCGTAATTTACACTCATTGATTATGTGATTTTTCTGCATAACGATTTAATTGATTGAAGTTAGTCAATAACCAACTAGTTAAATTAGGTAATGCTGTGTATAACTTATCTTCTAAAAACATTTTTTCAAACTTAAACTTTACCAACCTATTGATTGGTGCATTTACTCTGTCTACTATCTTTGTTTTTGTAGAAGCTGAGATATCAACATCAGATAATTGCATTAATCTGTAGTTTAAATCAATAGTGTCCTTATGTTCTGGTAATTCATTTACAACTTCATCCATCTCTACTATACGATTTTCACTAAGGAATGGTAACTTCTTCTGTATTGTTTTTAGTCCAAGACCACGAACACCACTAATATTATCTGATTTATCACCATCCAATACTCTATACCAAATCAGATTGTGAGATGAAATACCGTACTCTTCTAACACAGTATTCTCATCATACATTTTCTTTTTGGTTGGACTCCAAATCTTTATCCTACCATTAGCTAATTGTAAGAAGTCTTTATCAGTAGACATGATTGTAATTTGAGATTTAGTAAGAACTTGTCTACAGATATATCCTATGGTATCATCTGCTTCAATGTTATCATAAGACAAAACA